AATATTCACATTTCAAAACATTGCTTGAATCAAAGAACGAGAACAAAGCAAAGATAAAAGACTTTTGGTCTAATTACGGTGGGGGTCGCCCTGTTCCTAAGCCTTCAGAATTCACTGAAGAAGAACTTGACGCTCTCATTGCGGAATTAATGTCTTATCAGTTTGAGGGTTCGGTGGTCGTGGAGACTAAGACACCAAAGAAAACTCAATCTCCTGATATGCCACCCCGTAAAGATATTGACTGATGTGCTTAACGCCCCCGAATATCTCTCGCCAAGTTCAATAAGCACATTTCAGCAATGTCCGTATAAGTACAAACTTTCTCGGATTGACGGGCTTAAAGAACCAGCCACAGAGCACACATTGCTTGGCAATTATGTGCATTCTATCTTAGAAGAGTTTTATCGTCTTGAGCCTTCCCAACGAACGGTTATTGGTGCAAGAAATTTGTTCCGTTCAATTTGGGAACAGTATTCCGATGATGTTGCAAACATTTATCACGGTAATAAATCTCGCATAAACGAGTTCAGATTAAGGGCTCGCTACTGTATAGAAAACTTGATGAAAATGGAACCTTCTGACGCAATCGAGTTTGACGGTATTGAGACCGAATTAAATCATTCTGTTCTTGGTGTGCAAATTAAAGGTTTTATTGACAGGTGGGCTGTCAAAGAAGGAAAAATAAATATTGGAGATTACAAAACAGGGAAAGTTCCCCAATTGCGATTTCGAGATGACAAGTTTGACCAATTACTTATCTATGCGGTTATCTTGTCAGAAATTGAAGACAAGGAGATAGGGACTTTGGAGTTGCTCTATATCAAAGACGGAGTTAAACTGACCAAAGACCCGACAAAAGAAGATATAAATAGAATCAAGTCAATGTTGGTGGAAATACGAAATGCCATAGACGAACGATGCCAAACAGAGGTTTTTGAGACCAAAGTTGGGGTATTGTGCGGATGGTGTCACTTTAAACCTATATGTCCTGCATGGAGCAAAAAGAAATGAACGATGAAGCATTCTCTCGACTTGTCGCAGAGGAAGTTAAAAATAAAGCAACCGAAGCACAAAAGAAATATTTGGCAATGCCAGAAAACTTGGAGCGATGGAGACGCGCTCTGCAGTATCTTTCCCAAAACCTAGAAGAGCAAATAGTCGGTATTGACCGAGAGGAAAAGATTCGTCTTAGTCAATATGAAAAATTGGGTGCAGAGGGAGCGATTCTTCTTGCTGAAACTTCGGCTAACTCTGCCGTCCGCAGGTCAAAGATTGACAGATTCAGATTTTTTGTAACCGAGAAACTTGATGAGGTCACTAGATTGGCTTTGGCTGCTTCCCAGTCCGCAAATCCCACAGAAGATTTTTATCGTCGGGCTATAACCAAATGGTGGTCGCTAATGCAAGATTTCGAGATGGAGCCGACAAAGATTGACTACGCCCTTCATGCATCATTGGATGGAAAATGGGAGTTTGAGAACCTTACCCTAGAAAATAACTTTGACGATTTTGAAGACTAGGAAACGGTTTTTTGACTCGCCAACGACTATTTCTTGACACATCTTGTGTTGATGCGGCTAGAGAAAGACTGCGCCATGTTTACGACACTTTTGACACTGTCTGCTACCAATTCTCTGGCGGGAAAGACAGCACAGCCATAATTTATTTGGCGAAGGAAATACATGAAGAAAGAAATCTTGGAAAAGTAAAAGTTATTTTTCGTGATGAAGAAATGGTTAGCCCGTCCGTAATCAGGTTTGTAGAAAAAGTTCGTCAATACGACTGGGTTGACATGGAGTGGTATTGCTTACCATCAGGTCAAGAGATTTGGGTTTTGGGAAGACGGGAATATGTTTTGTTGTGGTCGCCACAACGACGGGAAGATGGGCGTCTAGTAAGAGAAATGCCCGAATGGGCTATTAGGGCGGAGAACTTTGGTCTAGACCCATCCAAACCCTGTCCTCATCTTGTTGACTACTACACGATGCAGGGCAAAAAAGGTAGAACCGCTTTTGTCATGGGAGTGAGGGCTAATGAATCAATGGTTAGGTATAGGTCGTGTGTGCAGAAATTGCACGAAAACTACATTGTTTCGCCCTTTTTGTTGCCTAAATCAATACCTCTCAAGTTCGCCAAAGTTATTTACGATTGGACTACGGAAGATGTTCTCAAGTTCATTATTGATGAGCATAAAGCAGATTATTGCGAGTATTACGACTTGGCAGAGTTGACTGGAAGCAATAGCCGAGTTGGCATACCGCTTCATTCTGTAGCCATTCGGAGAATAGGCGATGTGGTTGCAACTGAACCTGAGTTCTACGACCAACTTGTTCGTTGTTTTCCGCAGATAGATGCGCAGAGAAGGTATTGGGCTGATTTTGATATTGAGACACTTATTTCAAACTATGCGGCGAACGGGTGGGACGGTGTTTCTGATTGCATAGACGACCACATGTTGACGCCAGGTATTCGTTTAGATGCGCTAAAGTTTGCTTCTGCTTTCCGCAAAAAGCGAACAGTAGACCCTCACGGTTTTCCCTTGGAGTACCTAATAAGAACTTTGATGTTGAATGAATTCCATCAGTCAACCCCAACTCCTGTAGGACCCAAAACAAGAGCACACACAATGAGGCTCAAAGCCATAGAGGCAGGAGAGGATTATTAGCATGAACATATCAGAAGTAGAAAACAAGGTTTTGAAAATACCTTCGTGGGGAGCGACGAGCATTCTGAGACCAGAAAAAATGTTGCTTAGAATGTCCATGATTGAACACGGATGGCTTCAGCCTCTTGTCGTGAAATATTCAGACAACACAATTATTGACGGCTATCAGCGTTATCTAATTTCCATTAATGAAGAAAAGTTTTTGAAGAAACATGGCAGTTCCATCCCAGTCCTGTATCAAGATGTGGATGAAATCGATGCAATGGTTATGCATGTGAGGCTGAACAGGGCGAAGGGCTCGGTCAACTCGTATGCCTTAAGCAGGTTGGTGAAACGGATAGTCGCATCGGGCAAATATGAAGAAAACGACTTAAGTAATGTTCTTTTAATGCATGACGACGAGATAGACCTTCTGATGTCCGACGGCTTGCTCAAGAAGAAGAATTGGCAGAAATACGAGTATTCTCGTGCTTGGGTTCCGATTGAGGTAGCAAAACCCGTGACGGAAGATTTCGTCAATATTGAGAGACCTCCTAATAAAGACCGCTAAATATTGCCGATAGTTCTTATGTGGTAAAATTCGGGTAGTCCTTTTCAAGGAGTACTGATGCCACGACCAAGATCAACAGAAGACGTTGAGTTCCGAACAGACGTAGACACTGGAGGCAATGTAGTCCGACGTGCCCGTTTCGTTCGTCGCCCTCGCCGTGTGGGTGGTCGCAATGTTCCTGGCAACGCCAGATATTACCGTCGTCGTCAGGCAGAACTAAATGCGGCACGAAGGCAACGCCGTGGTGCTGTTGCTGGCGCCCGTAATGCCGCAAGGCGTGGGCGAGCAGCCGAGAGAACAGCACGAGGAGCGGGTCGTGCAGGTCGCAACGCAGGCAATCCACGGAATGTTACGCCAAGAGGTGGCTCTCCACGTAGGAGCGGAATCAGGGGCGCTCTTGCCCGTGTCGCTCGTGGTGTCGCTAACAGGCTCGAAAGACGCCGCAATAGTCGTCGCTAACAATCGGAGGTAACCGATGGCTTTAGTGACGGTGTCCGATCTAAAGACTTACATGGATATTAGTTTTTCTAATAGGCAAGAAGACGCTGCTCAATTTGTTATTGATGGTCTTCAAAGCGAATTGGAAACATATCTGCGTAGACCCATTGAGGTTGCATCATTCGTAGAGACACACGTTCTTGAGTCTGACCATGTTGGTTTGCCAATGAGCACAAGTCTTTTTAACGATGCGTACTCTTCAACAGATATTGACGCTGCAGGAATTATCACCTACGGCACACCACCTCCAACAATTTATTTGAAGAACTCCCCAGTTCTTTCTGTTCAAAGCGTAACTGTTAAGAATCTTTCAGAAGTTCAACAAACTTTAGGTGAAGCACTAAAGAGGCAAGCAACAGTTAGTTCAGCAACGGTGGCGGGTTCCAATGTTACTTACACTGCTTCCAGCCACGGTATGACTGTTGGTCAAACAGTGTCCATAACAGGGATGTCCAGCAGCGCATTGAATTTAACTTCAAAGGTGATTACTGCTGTTGCCACCAACACTTTTACTGTTGTGCAGAGTGGTCTCACAGCAGGTACTTACGCTCAGGCAGGTATCGCCAATGCATACGGATATGACTACACAGTTCGCACATACGGCATTGATTATTACCGCGGGTACGCAAACGACAATGTGACCATAACCTACACTGCTGGTTTGGCTGGAGACGGAATCAAAATGTTTAAATTAATGATTCTTCGAGCCGCTGCTCGAGAAGTACAAAACATGCACGACGATGTTGTGGGCATCAAAGACCTTGGCGCTCGTGAAGTTGCTTTACAGGAAACGGGTTTCTTGGAAAAAGAATTGATGTCTGTGAAACGGTGGCGCAGAAACAGGATTGGGTAAATCGTGCCTGGTGATTTAAGAATCAGAATCAAGGTTGATGCCCGAGCGGCTATCGCAAGAATGAACGCTATGGAGCGTCGTTCTAGAGATTTTCGTCCTATTTTCCGTTGGGCTAAAAGGGAACTAGAAAGAGCAAATGCGGAAAACTTTGCACGGAACGGTTTGCCTGTTGGCGGATGGTCACCTCTTAAACCTCGTTACGCGGCATGGAAAGCAACAAAATTTCCAGGTGCCCCAATTATGGTGGCGTCTGGAAAACTGTTCAGGGAATTACGGTCTCTCAATGGTCCTGCGAATAGCATCAGAATGAAATCAGCAACTTTTGGTACCGATTTGGAGTATGCGAAATTCCATCAATACGGAACCACTAGGATGCCCAAACGAAAGATTGTTTACGAACCAAAGCAATTTGCTGAGCGCCTTGCAATATTGGCAGCAGATTATGTTTCAGACGGAAGAACAAGATAAATGAGCACACCAGTAACAGACTTGATGCATGGGGCACAGTGGGCTAAGTACTACGTCAACACATATTTGAATAGCGATTTGCCGAACAGAATAAACCGCTATCGCTCAGGTTGGAATCTTGACTCAAATGAGTTGCCAACACCTGAATTTTTCCTCACTTATGAACCGATTGCTCTTGACCACTGGCCGAGCATCATTACGGTGTGTTTATCAAGTTCACCCTTTGAGCGCATGATGCAAGGCGGACAGGGTGACCCCTTATATAGAGTTACATACAATATGCGCACCTATATTTGGACGAAAACCGAGGGTTCTGAAGCCGTCACATTAATGCGAGATAGGTTGACAACGGTTGTCAGGTCGGCGCTGATGGATAAACCCTGTTTGACACGATACGACAGCACATTTGATGCCGACGTAATGGTTGACGAATCTTCTATTACTGAGGAGTTTTCTGACTTAACCCTCATTAAAGGTGACAGAGTATTAGCGGGCGCTTATTTAGGCTACAATTTAATATTGAACGAAGTCATTTATAGAGACCAAATTGCGGCTATAGATGGCTATGAAATTCAAAATTACAACATGCGCAATACGGGAGCAACTTACTAATGGAACCAAGTTACGACAAGGTAGGTCACAAGGGGACTCTTCGTGTTTGGAATAAAACCAAAGGGTATCTTGATGTTTCCGAAGAGGGTCATTTGTTGACTGGTGAAACTGCTGCTTGGGTTGAAGAAACCGAAGAAGTCGTTTCCCTTATTGAAGCGGGTTTACTGGAGTTGCTTGAGGGTGAAGTTAGCGCTCAAACTGCTGTAAGTCCAAAAAAAAAGAAATCTTCATCAGCATCAACCGAGCATCCCCTAAATTCGGGCACAGAAGGTCAAGTTGCTGTGGATGAAAATAAAGAAGAACCAGAACAAATAACCACATCAAATAATGGTGTTTCTGTTTAGACAGTTTAAGTAATGTATACTCGTTTTACAGAAACTTCTCTAACCCAAATGGAGGGTGCTAGATGCCCGGCGTAACAATCTCAACAGCAGTTCGTACAGGTGCAGTGAATACTGGGCTTGCTCCCGCAGCCACTTTTTTTCTTTTGGGTACGGCAGAACGTGGAAAAGGCTCTGTAGCAGTAGCCGTCACTTCGCTTGAAGATTTCGAAACAAAATTCGGAGAGCACGTAACTGGCTCTTACTCGTGGTATTCCACGAAAACCTTCTTTGAAGAAGGTGGCGCTCGAATGTATTTCGTTAAAGTTAATGCCGCCGCTGGCGTCGCCGCAACAAAAGCACTTGTAGGGACTTCTTCTGCTGCTGGTGTAACTTTCACCGCAGTTAGCAAAGGTGTGTGGGGAAACAGTTTGGGTTTTGCTGTCACGAACAACACAACCAATTTTGATGTCACAATTACCTACAGTGGCACTACGATTTTCTCGGGAACGGGATTTGAGGGTCTGAACGCTTTGGTCACAGCAGTAAATGCTGACACAACTGCCGCCAACTATGTAACTTGCGCTCTGACTGCTTCTGCTGTTAATGCAACGCTGTTGGTAACTGCAGCATCTTCAGCGCCATCAAACGGTGCTGACGGCTCTGTTGCAAAATCAGATTTCATCACCGCAATTTCTTTGTTCACTGAAGAACTTGGCGCAGGCGCTGTTGCGGCACCTGGAATCGCCACAGGTGCTTCGGACAGCGCACTGTATGATGCTCTTCGCACACACGCAGCCGCAAACAATCGTGTTGCGTTGGCAGGTTTTGCTTCAACAAACACTTTGTCGCAGGCTCGTTCCGCATCAACTGGATACACAGGAACAACTTCACACGAATTTATGGCTTTCTATCATCCGTGGGTCACAATCCCACAGGGTTCAACAACGGTTGATTTGCCACCAGAAGCGTATGTAGCCGCTGTTCGTTCTCGTACTCATAACTCCACTGGTCCGTGGAAGGCTTATGCTGGTGTCGCTTCGGAGGCGCAATTTGTTTCTGGACTAACTCAGGCAGTCAGCCGTGCGGACGCAGATTTGATGGACGAATCGTATGTGAACCCACTGCGTTTGGTAAACGGTCGAGTTCGTATCTACGGTGCTCGTTCACACTCGTCAGTTGTTGCTCAATGGCGTTTCATTACCGCTAGGGAAGTTATCAACTACATTTCCGTTCAAGCCAATAATCGCTTGGAAAATCTTGTCTTCTCAACGATTGACGGTCGTTCAACGTTGTTTGCGAACATCATCAACGCCCTTCAGTCTGTTTTGGAGCCAATCCGTATTGAGGGCGGGTTCTACGAAGGGTTTGATGCCCTCGGTAGTCGAATTGATTACGGTTACACAATCAAGTGCGACGCTTCATTGAATCCTGTCGCTGATCTTGAGACAGGAACAATTAAGGCAAGAGTTGGTGTTCGTGTCTCAAGCGTTGGAGACAAAATTGAAGTTGATCTAATCAAATCAAATCTAACAACTGCTTTGGCATAACGGAGGAATAAATGGCTCGCCCAACACTGTTCAAAAATCTTGCTACACAACGCCAAATTGTTGGCAAGATTACGCCTTCGGAAGGCACAACGGGTCTTCCAAAATTCCCTGACTATTTCACTCAGGTTGCTGGTGGAGAAATCACCGCTTCGGTGGAGAAGGTTTACCACGGTGGAGACTTGTTCTCTGAGACGCTTTGTGCGCCATCAGAAATTGGTGACATCACCTTGACTGGCTATGTATCAACAGATACCGCATTCCTCAAGTTGATTCAATCGTTGCGTCAGTTGGTGGGTCGTGTTCGCTATGACATTGATATCCATGTTTTTGACTGCGACATTGCGGTTCCTGGCGCAGATCGTCAGTACACCAAGGCTTTGCTTGTAGGTTTGACTGAGCCAGACGGTGACGCAACCTCGGGAACGCCAGCAACCTTTACGCTGACCTTCAGCGTCGCCACGGTTTCTGTGGGCACTGCGCCAGCAACTACCACTACGGGAGCCTAATTTTCGGGGTTACATTTTGACGGTTTGAACCGTGTTAGTGTTGCGTCCATGACCAACATTACATTCAATTCAGATGACAGCGACAGCAAAGCATCGAAGACGTCTAAGAGTTCTCAGCAGTTAGTTGAATCCGACAACGTTTTAGACCAACTCAAAAAGGTAATCAAAGAAAAAGTACGTCGTGATGACGTGTACATCGCCATCCCTGAACGACCAGGCGTAATGATTCGTGTTTCCCCAAACATCACACAGAATCAATTGAAGGCTTGGCGCAGGAACGCTGGTGAAGAGCGCAAAGGCGGTATGGACACTTTGAAGTTCTCCACCAACTTGATTGCCGCGACTACTACTGGCATTTTGTTGAACGACGAAATTGCTACTGATGAAACTGGTGTTGAAGTTACTTTTGCTTCACCAGAAATCATGCAGATGACAGATACCACTCGCCCACATCCTGACTGCGTTTTGGCTTTCTTTGGGCTAGAACCCCATGTTGAATCTGCGGCAGTTGCGATTATTGAGGCTGCTGGCTACGGAGACCAGGTTGACACGTTGGACCCTACGAAGAGGTCTTCCGAGAGTTAACGGACGATTTCCGCATAGTTTTAGCGGCGAGGCTTGGAGACCTCTTCAAAACCGATCCGATTCGGCTCCTTGACAGTAGTGAAGATGAATGGGTTATACGCCTTGCATGTGCTAAAGTAATACAGACGGATAGAGAAAAACAGGAAGCGGAACAACGGAGACAAAGCCGTTAGTTTTGCTGGAGCGCTCATATTCATAACCCTTAACACGGAGATGGATACATGCCAGCAGAGCGAGTAGTAATTGACATTGAAGTCAATTCTGATATTGCAACGATTGTCGCTACTCGTCGCGCGCTTGAAGATTTAACTGACGCTCAGAGACGGTACAACCGCGAGCGAGACCGAGAACCCCGAGGTGGTGGTGGCGGTGGCGGCGGTAGTGGCGGCGACGATGACGGTAGCCGTGGCAGGCGTGGCGGGCGCGGCGGAGGTGGCGGAGGAAGACGCACTAGAGGACGCTACGACGGTTTTGGCGGTCAAGTTTTTGACTTCCGTGGTGATGCAGGAAAAATGATTTCCATGTACGGAAAACTACTCGGAGTAGTTAACAAACTTGCCATGATTTCTCTCCCATTGATGGCTGGCGCAATGAGTGCAATCAGCCTTGCATTTCAAATGGGGACATATTTTGTAAAAATGTACAAAGCAGCAATGTCGTCTATGGCTAGTGCCGTAGGTGTTGCGTATGTTGCCATAACAACGCTGTTGGCTGCGCAAAGAGAATTCGCAGCCGTGCAAAACTCGCCTGCCTACGCCAAGGGCGCCTTGACTACCAACGACAGATTTGTCGCCGCTGGTCAAGCGATGTCAATGTTTGTTGGAAATTCACAACTTGCTGTCGTCAGCGCGAAATCGTTACAATCATCATTTTCGACTTTGAGCAAGGTCGAACCTATCACTGGTAAGACAACAGCGGCGTTCACATCGTTAATGGATGTTGTCGCTGGT